GGTGTTCTTCAGTATCTTGTAAATCAAATACTTACGATACTGCTCGTCTGTCATCGAGGAGGCGGAGACGGTTCCTTCCATCTGTGCCGCTTCCAGTCTGCTCAGTACGACAATATCGCCAACACCGTCAAGCTGTTTACCTTCCGCATCATTCACGCTTCGTTTGGTTCGTAACTGCTCGAAGAACAGGAACAAATCGTCCAACTGCTCGCCGATTACTTCATAAAGAGCCTCGATATTCGGCTTATCCTTGAACTGCTCTACAAGGTCGCCTTTCAGGTTCTTAATGTAATCAGCCATTGATATTCACCTCAATCATAGCCGCCGTGGTGTATGCTCTCTGTCTGGCGGTGATTTCTATGCTTCGGTGCGGATATTCTTCCGGGATAACCGTACTGTCGTTCGTGCTTGCAATGGCAATGTCGATGTAACTGATACCTGTGCAAGATTTATACAGTTCGGACATAAACTCCTGCGGAACAACGTCCTGCCCGGCATCGAGGTTTCCGATGTTTTCAAGGATTGCATCTTTGAGCAGTTCCACGTAGTTTGACGGGACATTTTCGTTCGATTTGAACGTAATGCCGAGCTTCAGCCAAACATATATCGTTTCAGGTCTGTTGAACCTGATAGGAATATCCTCGTCATAGACACCTGCGATATTTACGACTACATCGCCGTAGGTGGCAATGCCGCCCGCCTTGAAAGCAAGTATCTGCTGTGCAATCTGCGTTTCATCGCCGCCGTCAACTACGATTTCAATGCTGTGGGGAGGTCTGCCGTAGGCATCTTCCACACTCGTAGCATTTTCGTAGGGGGCAACGCTCACAACGCCCTGCACGTTGTTCAATATCGCACTTCGGATACTTTCAAGCATCATCGAAGAACGGTTGAAAATCTTGTCGGCGTAGGACTGCCTGAACTCAGGGTCAGTCTCTTCTTTGCTACCTGCTACGTAACCGCAGGGGTTCGTAACGGCAATCAAGCCGGAGTCTGCCTTGACGATTTCCGTAATGGCATTGTCAGGAATGAGGATGTCGCCAACCTCGGTCGTGCCGAACGTGATAACCGAAGTTACCGTTTCGGTCGTCAGGTTCTCGGACAATACCAAAGTGTGCTGAGTGTTGAGTGCTGTCGCTTCAATCCTCAGCAATGCGTTGGTTTCATCAACGGTCAGGGTGAAATCTTCATCCGTAATCGCCGCTTGCAGACCTTGTAAAATCGTGGTAGCATTTACAGACTCAGCGACATACGAGTATGCGTTGCCATTCAGCATAATCGTGTAGGTGTCGCCGGATACAGCGGATACAATCTTGACTTCCGCCTTGTTGAACGAGCTTCTGGTAATCTGCTTTTCCTCAACGATTGTCAGGTGAGTCTTCGGGTTCGTTTTGGAGGCAATCATTGTGCCAAGTGCCAATTTCGTACCGTCAGTTCCTTTACAATGGATAGGATAGTAGGACTTCGAGCCCGTTTCTCTCGTAGAACCGCCGAACTGTGCCGCATTATCAAGGCTGACACCCTCGGCTGTTGACGGATACTGCGAGTAATAAATGTCTTCGCCGAACTCCCAAAGCTCTGCAATTCTATCCGCTACGTTGGTGAGCAGATGATTGACAAGCGATTGCGGGTTCTGTCTGGTGTTCACGCCCCATTTCTTCGAGAGACCGTCGTGCATCTCGTCCATAATGGTATCAAGTCGCTTGATATTCGGTCCTTTTGGGGTCAATCCGTATTCAGACATTTATCGTCACCTCCTCTTTGTATGTTTCTTCATCCACCGTGTAGGTAAATCGGAAGGTCGCTTTGCGTTCCTTCTGGTTAAACTTAACCTCGGTAACTTCCGCATCGGTAACGCCTTCGACCTCCAAAATCTCCTCACGGAGCAACTGCTGTATATTGTCGAGGTTCGGGTTCTTCACCAGAACATCCTCAAACCAAGAAAAGCCCAAATCGGGACCTAATCGCCACTCTTCTTTTATCCAACGGAGGCGTATCAGGATTTTCTGCTTTACACTTTCCGTAAGGGTGATGTCGCCGAACTCTGTTACGGCAATATCTCCCGCATCGTTAAGTCGTATATCTTTCATTCAGTTCGCCTCCTTGTTATGCGTTCGGGGCAGAGGTAGAACCACCGCTGTCGCCGTTATGCGTATGACTCTTCAAGCTGATGCCACCTCCGGTAACATCTTCGGAACCGCTGACGTTTCCGGCCGATACGTTCCAAGCCGAAACATTACCGTTGACCTTCAGGTTTCCGTTGACCGTTACCGTTCCTGCGGTAATCTGTGCCTGACCTGATTTCAGGACTATCTTCGAGCCGCTGCAATTCACCACAACGGCGTTTTCGTCACACGCCTGTTTCACATCGGCGTTTGCTTTTGCGAAGAGTCCGGGGATGCAGATTGCATTTGTCATATCGAAGGACAAATCTGTGTCGGTCTCCTGACCGAACTGCCAATAGTCGATAGAGTTCTCGGCAACGATAATCAGGCAACCGTCTCCTGCTTTTACCGGAAAGGCAATCGTCGCTTTCTGCCCGTAGCCCTGCGGAAATAAAACAGGAACACCCGTAATCTGCGGATAATCAATGCTCGTTCCGTCAGGTTTCTTGAACTTCATTACGGGGAGGACTGTTGCAAGCCCTGTTGCCGCATCAAAGGAAACAATCTTGCCCGGAACAGCGGTATGTACGTCGCTCAGTTCACTCCTGACTACGTTTTTTACCGCCTCTACAAATTCCTGCATCATAATCAGCCCACCTCCAATAATCGTGCTTTGCATATCCAGTCACCCGACTGGTTATCGCCCTGCATATCAATCGAGTGGACTCGGAAATATCCCGTGACGATGTTGCTTACGACCTTTACATAGTCGCCGATGTTGATAGCACCGTTCAGCAGATACTCAACATCCCAACCGAGCGTGTTCGTGCCCGTTGCCTCGTCCTCCGAAACGACCACTCTTGCCGGAATACCGAGCAAGCCCGTTTCAGCAGAGAGCAGATACACCTCTTTCGACATTACATCGTTCTTTCTCTTTACCTGAAGAACGCCGTTCTGCAAGGACCAAGCCAAGCCACAGCAATTACAGCCCTTTGTCAAGATGTTCCTTGCCTTGCCGACGTAGGTGTATCCGTTTTGAACGTCCGTGAACTTGACGTTATAGGCATAAGAAATCGCCACACCCATTTGTGCGGCGACATCATCGAGTATTGTCTTCCAGTTGACCTTGCCCTTATAAGAAATCGAAACGTAGGTATCACGAACCTCTACGAGACTGTCGATGACCTCGATTTCCGTCTTTCTGTCCGAGCCGTCTGCCGATGTGGTTGCATAGCTGACGATACCTGCAAATATGAGGGACAGGTGCGTATTGTATCCTGCTCGGAGGGATACCACACAGTCCTTTTCATTCAATGCCGCAAGGTGTGCATCATTCAGGTTCCATATCGTAACCTTGCCCGTGTTCTGCGTTTCTGTATCGGCTTTCTGCAATGAGAAATTGATGTGCAGAGGAACGGGCTGACTTGCAGATTTATGACCGACTTCAAAGCCCTTCTTTCCGGCCTTACCTGCGGCAAATCTGTATTGTCTGTCAAAATTCTCGTAACCCGCCATAGCAACCTCCTTTTTGTATGTATAGACCGATATTCTCGGTCGTTATATTCGCTCTTAAAATCAAACAGATAAAAACACACCAAAAACACACTCGTGCGTTCGCAGAACGTACAAAAGAACCCTTAATTACGTTCCGATTTCGGTTCCGGTTAAGGTTTAGGTTACGGTTACGGTTACGGTTACGGTTATGTCTGGAATTTCCGTGGAATTTCCGCAGGACTGTCCGTTGGAATGTCCGTGGAATGTCCGTGGAATTTCCGCAGGACAAAATACCGTTGCAGAGAAAACCCTTGATTTAAGGGCATTTTCCTAAATCAAAGATTTTCAGCCGTGCTGAGTGTCGGTTTTGCGTGTTATCAATAAATCACAGGTGCAAGGAGCAGGTGCAATGCACTTTGTCCGCATCTGTGTCTTTGGAAAGTCCGTGGAATGTCCGTTGGATTTTCCGTGGAATTTCCGCAGGACTGTCCGTTGGAATGTCCGTGGAATGTCCGCAGGACAATCCGCAGGACAAGTCTGCGAAAAAACATTTTAACTTTCCGTTGGAATGGGGCAGAAACGGAACTCTGCATTTCCATTCACGAAGTCCTGCCTTCCAATGTGGTCGTCCTTACAGGTCGCACCGAATACACCTTCAGGCAACCCCGACACACCGCAAAACAGGTTCAACGGGAAATTGGGTACAATCTTGACACCGACCAGTATCGGTACGTTCTGTGTGTCATACAGTCCGAACTTCCAATAGTCTTTGGTGTCGTTGTAGGTGAAGCGTATCAAATATGCTGTACCGTTCAAAACGATACGGGATACGCTGTCGTTCATATCAGGGACGGTAATTATCGTATATTCCATAACACCGCCCCCTTAATTCAACAACCCTGTGGACGATGCGACATTGTAGAGGATACTTCCTTTTGACGAGTTACTGCTATTGTTGCTGCTGTTTCCCGATGAACCGTTGCCGGAACTGCCAGTCGATGTACTGGCGTTTCCTGCGGAGCTCCCGGAAGAACCGCTCTTTCCGTAACTTGCCGGAATTGTCGTCGTCTTTGCGGTTGTTACACGAATTTTCTTGAAAGAAATCGGTATTTCTCTCGAATAACCTGTTTCCAAACTCTTGCTTAAACCGATGCTCTCGATAGCCATATTGCGATACACCTTTTCGTTGGTGATAATCGTAACAGGCGTTGCCTCGAAGAACATCTGCTCCAAGCGGGCACACACATTCTTCACTCTCGTATTGCTCGAACCGTGCCTTCTGTACCAAGTAACGGGGGTATTGGTGACGAACAACGTCATCGACAACTTCTCGGAGCCGATGATTATGGAGTCCGACACCGAATACCCGTCTTCTACTGCATACTCAGGCACACTCGCTTCAAGAGTGCGGTCCTCCGTAATAAGAGCATCGAACTCAATGCCGTTTATGGAAACTGGTCTTTTCACTTTGTTTGGCATATCATCTACCTCCTATTACTTCGCAAATGCGAGTCCTCTTGCGAGAACCGCTGTCGCATCTTCTGCGTTGGTGTTGAAAGCCGCCGCTGCTTGTTTCTGCACAGCTCGTTCGCCGTGGAACGTGTTGACGAACTCGTTGTACTGATTAACAACTCTGGAACTGGTCGAATTTGTAACCGTTCCCGGTTGTGCAGTTGCCGCTCTGCTCAACAGAGCCATTGCTTTGAAAATGTTACCTGTTTCAAGTGCGGTAAACACCTTTCTGCCTCCCGCCTTGGTGATAAGCTCAGGGCCTTCTTCACCTGCGATGAACGTATCTTCGGAGTGTTCTGTACCTTCGGCGTATGCCGCAACGTCCTTTGCTTTCGAGGAGTCGCCTCCGCCACCAAAGAACAGGTCAACAACCCAACCGAGACCGTCTGCTATCCAGCCCACAACCTTTGCGATTGCATTTACGATAAGCCCGATGATGTCAAACACAGGTCCGAGAACCTTCGTTATCGTCTGGATAATCGGGATAATCGCATTAAACAACGAAATCACGACAGGAAGAATAGCCGAAATGAGCGACGATAAGAGGTCGAATATCGGCTGAAGAACTGGCAGGATTGCTTGTATCAAGGTTATGATGACCGGGAGCACCGCATCAATTATCGTCATCAGCAGAGGCAAAATCGCCTGAACCAACTGGATAATTACAGGTAAAACTGCGTTTATGATTTCCATAAGTATCGGTAGGATTGTGTTTATCAGTTCGATAATTATGGGTAAAATCGCCTGAATAATCTGGAACAAGAGCGGTAATATCGCACTTATAAGTTCGATTATGACAGGCAAGACCGCATTGATTATTTCTATCAATATCGGCAAAATCGTATTGATTAACTCAATGACGACTGGCAGTATCCCTTCTATGATTTGGAGCAACAAGGGCAAAATGGCGTTTATCAAGTCTATCACTACCGGGAGGATAGCCTGAATAATCTGCATCAGCAATGGCAGTATCGTTGTTATCAGCTTAATCACCACAGGCAGAATAGACTGGATAATCTGTAATAACAACGGCAAAATAGTCTGTACCAGTTTGATGACAACAGGTAAAATCGCCTGAATAATCTGTATGAGTAGCGGTATGATAGCCGCAATCAGGTCGATAATTACAGGCAGTACGGCTTCAATGATTTGCATAAACAAATCAAGCAGAAGCGGCAAGACGGAACTTGCTATTTCCACTATGAAACCTATGATTTCTGTTATCAGCTCACATAGGACAGGCAGGATTGCTGCTATGAGTTGCATCAAAAGAGGCAGGATTTTTGCCAACGCTTGCAGTAACATCGTTCCGATTGTTTTACCAAACTGAACGAATATCGGAATAAGACCTTTTATCTGGTCCCACAAACCTTTAAGCGTTGACCTAAATTCCTCAACATCGACTCCCGCTTTTCCAAGTAGTTCGCCGATAAGACTGTTGTTTCCGCTTATGAAGTTGAACAAATCCTCTATCAATAAGGCGACCAAGATGATGACTGCTATTATGGCAACAGTCTTCAATCTCACCTTACCGAGCAGCGAACCCATTGACTTCAAGAAGGACATTATTTTTCCTGCGTTTAGAGCAACATATATCGAAGCTGCCGCAATAGCAAGGAGTTTGAGCAAGTTCTCCGCTCCGCCTACTTTTTCGCTGACCCAAACAAGTGCTGTTCGCACCCTGTTCAAAACAGCGATAACAGAGTTGAAAGCAGAAGTCATCGCTTTTGCTATGGTCTTTGTAATGCCTAACGTCTTATCCGTTTGAGCAAGCCAGAGACCCCATTGATTGCGGATGTGCAGTAACGCCTCCGAAATTGTCATATCAACATTGGCAAAATCTTTCTCGATGGTTTCAGCGTTATCAACGAACGCCGCTTTCAAATCCGCAACGCTCATTGCACCTGACGATGCCAACTCTTCGAGTTGCGACGAAGTAGTGCCAAGCTGTTTGTTCAACAGTTCGACCGCTTCCGGTGAGCGTTCAAGTAACTGGCTTATGGTTTCCGAGTCAACGTAGCCCTTTTGGAACGATTTGTTAATCGCCTCCATAAGACCTGCAATTTCCTCGTTCGTTTTACCTGCCGTTTTGAACAGCATCGTTGCGGCGTTATTGAATTTAGCCGCTTCATCGACATCAGCAAACAGTTCTTTGTTGCCCTTCACAAGACTGGCAATAACTTTCGCCGAGTCTGCATAGGACGACCTCGTTTTGTTTGCGGAGGCGAGGATTTTTTGCTGTACTGCTTCTTGGTCTTCCAATGCCGAAACAGAACTCTTTATTTGGTTATTTACACGACCGAACTCTTCAACGAGTCCGTTTATGCCCGCCAAACTAAAACCAATACCGATTGCTCCGAGAAGTTTCGTGGCCGTATTTTTTATACCCTGCATTGAGTCGTTGACTTTTTTGACATCTTCATCTTTTACCTTAAAGCCAACTTTGTTGACAAATTCGGATATGGTCACTTACTTCACCTCGCTTTACTTACGTTTTGCTTCGTTTTTAAGGTCTTCCGCCTGAGCCCTCTCGATGTCCTTATCCATTTGATGCAAAGCATAAAGTTTCAGGGCTTCGTCAAGGGTATAGGCGGTATCAAGTTCGGCTTTCGAGGCGAGTCGTTCTTTTATGAGGACATACATCCTCATTTCAAGGTCGGAGAATTGACGTAAATCTAATTCTCCGTATTTGCTGAACTCGGAGACATCTTCTCCAAAAGACCTTGCAGGTTTCCAAATCGGGCTCCGAGCTTCTTGAAAAAACCCTTGTAATTCAGCTTAATAACCTCGAAGCAAAGCAGGTACATATCCTGAACTTCGCCGCAGAAAACTTCGTTCGCAAGGTCGTAGGTGAGCAGTTTTGCTTCGCCCTCGGTTGCTTCCTCGTTTTCTACCGAGATGTTTTTGTGAACAATCAACAGCTTTTTCATCAGCACCTCAAACTTCTCACCGGACAAGCCGGAAAAAGCGTTTGTAACAGCCGGAAGAGCTTGGTCGAGTTCTGCATCCATAATGTTGACGTTGCCGCCCTCGGAACCTCCGAGCAACGGTGCAATGCTGCCAATAATAGGGGTGATAACCGAAGCAAGTTCACCGCTGATATTTGCTGCTGTAAACGCAGGGAAAGGCTTGATATAGAACGTGCTTTCCCCAATCTTCTTTTCAGTAACTTCCATTTGTTTCATAATGAAAACCTCCTAAAATTCATTATTTTGGATTTTGTCGGACAATAAAAGGAACCGCACCCACACGGAGAGCACGGTTCCTTTCGGAAGTCCATATTACTCGGTAAGCGTACCGGAACCTGTGTGGAGTTCCCACTCACGGTTTCCGGCTTCTTTACCGTAGCCACGAGATGCAGGACCCTTCGGCCAAGCAGAGTCGGTGCTGAATACGAGTCCGCCCTTCAGGTCCTTAACGATAATGGGGAACATACCGCTACCGTCCTTACGGTCCTTAGCCAGTCTCTCCTGAAGGTAGGAGTTGGTGTCGGAAGTCTGCAAGAGCGAAACCTTGACGATGTAGGTATCGTCAGGGCTGATGCTACGAACAATCTCACCGTCACAGCCAACCTTCTTGGTAACACCGTCACCGTTGGGGTCGATAGTAACGAAAGAGTCGTCTGCAAAACCCGAAACGATGTGGTTGCCGAAAGCAACAGTTACTTCCTTCGGGTTATAAGTCTTGATTTTTCCCATAGTTCAGTCCTCCTCTCTTATAACTCGTAAGTCAGGCTACCGTTAAGGTCTGTAACGTGGATTGCTCCCGACAGACGTGCCTTAAAGGTAAGACCGGACAATTTTCTGCTTGCTTTTTCCGAAGCGGAGAGGCTTGCGGCAGAAGGCACCTTGGTAGTGTAGCCGGGGATGCTGTTGCCGTCCTCGTCAAACTCTTCCTCAGCGATACCGCCGACATCCTGACCTGCTTTCAGGGAAGCAAGCATCTGGTTTTGAATGAGGGCAATGCCCGCATCCGTAAACGGAACTTTGGAATTGGTGACAAACAGGTTCACAACACGAACCTGCATATCGTTCTTTAACCAGTCACGGAAACGAATAACGTCCATCCATTCACCGTCTCTGGTTACGCCGCCAACCGTGATGTTCTTGTTGCCAACCGTAACGAAGTAGTTAAGGTTGTCTTTCGCAACATTCGTCATCTCGGTAGCAGAAAGCGTAGAGGGCTGAACACCTGCCAACTGCTTGTAAGCAGCAGTCTCGGTGCCGGACTCATAGTTGAGCCACTTCGCCGCAAAACCTACGTTGAGATACTTGTTCGCAGGAGTCACGTCATCGGCGGACTGTGCAGAGTTCTCAACGCCTACGATACCTGCGGTACGGAGGTACACGTCGGTAGTAGATGCTTCGTTCTCTGTCTCGCCGAAGTAGTCGAGCTCGGTGTAAAGGAACATCTTTTCCTGAGTCTCAATGTAAGCGGCGATACTCTCGTATTCGCTTGCATCGACACCTGCGGTACATACAACATACCATCCGGCAGTTGCAACCGCTCTCTGGATAGTGGTGACTGCGGTTTCTGCTTCTTCGTCATCGCCCACCTGAATAGGTGCGATGTAGATTTTCGCAGGAGTGGGGCTTTGGCTGAACGCAACCTGTGCCGCAAGACCTACGGGGTCTGCATCGTCTCCGGTGATAGACCAACCCGACTCAACAACTGCATCGAGAGACGTATATACGCCTACAAGAGCAGGTGCTTTCGCAGGAGCAGTCTTCGGAAGAGGACCGACAATGAGAAGGTTGTCGAAACTGGCATCATCGACAATCGGTGTGTTGATGTCAATGGATACCGTAGCAATCAAATCATAATTTTTGCCCATTGCTAAATTTCCTCCTTGTTATCAATTCTGTTGCGAAGCCACAGCAGGAGAACCTGCGTTGTCCCCAACAGTTTCTTGGGTAAAATAAAAGTTCACGACAAGTCTCGAACGAAACTCGTATGTCGTGTCGTTGATGATACCTGTCATCTGGATAGCATCACCGTCAATGACGATGCTGACATCGTTCTTGTTGCACCATTGGGTGACATCAAGCGAGTTCAGGTAATTGGCAAACAACAGCATTTCATCAAGTGCCGTGTCTTCTCTCGCTACCACCTGACCTGTATCGTCATCAATGACATCCTTGCCATTGGTGAACAAGTCGAGGGTGAACGGTATGCGAGTCAGGTAGAACCCTTCTGTTTCCTCGGTGTCGTAGAGTTCATTCGGGGAGCGATGACGTTTTGCGTTACCGAGCATAATGGTGACAAGCGGAATGTTCGGCTTTGCCGTCCTGCTCTGGTGGCTCCATATCACCGTGTAATTTCCGAAGTGGCTCTTAACGAGTTGACGGAACAGTTCTTTTGCTTGGGATACATTCATAATCTCACCGCCCCTTCCTGTTCTTTCGGGTCGCCTGTCGGGGCGTTGGCGATGTCATAATCGCCTCTGCTCTCCAACGGGACCTGCACGAACTGGTAGTTGTAGTGAGATAACACCGTGTGGTCGAACAACTGCGAAGCAGTACATTCATACCAGTTTCCGTGATAATACAAAAGGTCGCCTTTCTGGTTAGCATCCTTGTTGGCTACCACCAAGTCATAATCTCCGTGGGCTTCGAGATGCTTTACAGAGCGTTCACCTTCCGGGAGTGCTTGCAGAGCATCACTACCCATAGGGTGAACATTCAGGCTCACCACATAGTCCTGATAACCTGCGGTGAGATAACCTTTCACTTCACGCTGCTCTCCGAAACGGCGGAGCCAGTAATCTTTGTTGAACAGTCGTATGTTCATCGGTTATCCACCTCTTTTCTTGACTACGTAATTTACCGACTGCCTCATAAGACCTGTATCTATAAGAGGCGTTGCGGAACCTTTCTTTGCGATAGTGCTTTCGGCATTGGGAGCGAACCCTCCGTCAACAATCTCTTGCTGAACGAGACCTTTGCAAAATACACCGATTTTATTCAATGCTTGCTCGGCTGTTCCGCCCTTTGCAATCGTTTGATTTGCCGCATCGCAAGCCTTTTGCAACTCGCTTTCGTGGTTCTCAAAACTCTGTTTCATAAAAGGACGGGCGGGCGTTCCCGATGAACCGAACTCGTTGTATGCGGCAATCTCTGCCACATCCGCCCCGGTGTCGTCATAGGTGGCTTCTCCCGCTTGGAAACCAACTTGGACTTCGAGGCTTTCCAGTTTGCGTAGTTCTTTCAGGAATTTCTTGCCTTCAGGTGTCATATCGGAGAACTCTAATGCCATATCCTAATCACACTCCCCACTACAACGGATAGGTACGATAACCATACGCCTAAGCGAGAGATACTGAACGCCGTATGCGGTTAAACCGAGTTCGGCATCCGTTGCGATATTGGAACTCTGGTTCGCACCGAAACTGATGCTACTGCCGCCCTCGGAAACGCTTCCAACAGCGAAACCGATGCCGATAGTGCCGAGTTCTCCGAGCGGGTTTTCACCTTTCCCGGTCATCTTCATCTTGTGGCATACCAGATAGGCGAGTGCCTGTTCGTACAGTTTGCCGAACTGCTTTTTGCCAACCATAGGAGATACGAGCTCAATCCATTGTTCGAGCTCCGTATCCGGTACATCCTTAAACTCCGAGCCGACAAGCCTGATAGTCTCAATGACCGTCATAGGTGCTCACTCCTTACTTGCTTGCCTTAGCAGCCTTCGCTTCGGCTTCTGCCTTTTTCTTTGCCTCAGCAGCGGCTTTCTTCTCTGCCTCTGCTTTTTCAGCGGCTTCCTTTTCGGCGGCGGCCTTTGCTTCTGCCTCGGCTTTCGCCTTAGCCTCCGCCTCAGCCTTAGCCTTCGCTTCGGCTTCTGCCTTTGCCTTGTCATCGCTGTCGTCGATGCGGAGCAAGCCCTTCTTGACAAACGCCTTTACAGCGGGCAACTCTGCAACGGTCTTGTTGCAAGGAATGTCGCCGTCAGGCATTACGACCTTATCACCAATGCTGATGATTTTGGAACTGATGTTTACGAGTTTCATATTCTTAACCTCCATTAAAAACTTTGATTGTTATGCAACAAAATGCGAAGAGGCTACCGTTAGGCAACCTCTCCGCAGATGTTATTACTTCTTGTACCGATTAGCACACACCTACTGCAATCAATGCAGAGAAGGGGTAGTAAACGATAACGCCCGCAGTACGAGCTTCGCAAGGAATGATTGTCTCCAATCCCTTGACCTGAAGAGGATACTGATAGAAGGGCATCGGATTTTCGAGAGCGAGCTTTCTCTCGTCGTTCTTGAAGAGGAAAGCAACACCCTGACCGTCCTCGGCAGCAGCATAGGGGTTAGTCTCTACGCTGTCAGCATCAAGCTCAGCCGCAGAAACGATGTGCTTGATGTAGGGGCTGTGCTCCTTGATAAAGGCAAGCACAGTAGTAGAGGTGTCGGGGATACGGCGAGTAGAGATGTCCATATACACCTCGGCAGGAACGCAGAGAGTGTCGGGACGTTCTACGTTCTTGGTTACACGAGCAACCTGCTTTGCCATACCGTTGACATCGGCGAGGATTTCGTCAGCAGTCTTCTCAGTCCACTTGGTAGCACCAGACTCGTCGCCCTGACCGATAGCGTAAAGAGGAATAGACTGACCTTCGGAAAGAACGCCCATAAGACCGCTCTCCTCGTCACCTCTCCAAGCGATGATGTTGTTGAGGTTGTCAATCTGGAAACGTGCAGACTCGCCCTTGCGAGTGTCGAGAGACTTACCTGCGAGGCGGCTTGCTCTCATTTCCTGAGCAGAGTAACCGTAGCTGTCGCCGAGGGATTTAACCTGAGCGTAAGAGGGCTTGCCGTTTACATCTGCACGAGGAAGGTCGGTAGAGTAGTTCTGGATAACCTTAGCCGCACCAGTCTTGTCGTAGGTGTAGTAGGTTACAGTCTCCGCACCGGGGTCTGCCTCCGAAGTGATGGGGAACAGGTTAAGTGCGGTAAATTCGGGATACTCAACGTCGTAAGACTTGGTCTTTACGTAGTCGAGCTCACGAGCGAAAAATACGGATGCGTCCTCAGCACCGTCAAAGCGAGTGCCTTCGGAAGCGAGAATTGCATCAACAACGGAAGAACCACGGAGAGTCTTCACGTCCTTGCTGTCATAGTGAGTGTGCTTTTTCATTCTGTTTTACCTCCTTCATTAAGGTCGATTACCTCCTGAGCCTGATTGAAAAGCTCAATAGCTGCGATTGCGGCAGTTGAGTCCTTGCCGCCGACGAAACGAGCCTTGATAGCAACATTGCCTTCGGCTACGTTGGTGAAACAACCTGCATCGTCGCCGGAGATAACAAGGTAAGCAGGCTCGCCGTAAGCGGGCTCTACACCAGTTGCAACTCTGGCATAAACACGGCCGTATCTCATAACGCCAACAGAAGCACCCTTACGAAGAGTGAGGTTGCCCTCTACATCGTACTCAGTAGTTCTGTTGTTCACGGTGATACCGTCGAACTCAGCGGCAGTAGCACCAGTTGCAGGAATGGCTACGTTCTTGCCGGGATTGTCGCCCTGCACAACGCCCATACCAAACTTCATCTTTCCGGTTTCCTCACCGTTGAGGAATGTGTCGATTGCGTAGGGAGCAATATCGACGATGCCACCGGCAGCACCGATAGGGGTCTTATAACCGTATCTGTTCTGTGCACTCATAATTACTTATCCTCCTTAACTTTGTGCTGACGGTCAATCATACGCTGTCTTGCAGCGGATGCACCGCTTACTTTCTTAGCGGCAGAACGACCGTCGCTATTGAACATCTGCTTCTTCTGGTATGCAGTACCCTTCTTGGAGTTAGCCTTAACTTCCTCACAAGCAAGGTCAAACATCGCCTGAATGTAGGCAGGGCTCTTGCCGTCGAGACGGATGCCGGGACGAACAGCCTTGATGACAGCCTTCTTCGCCTTGGAAGGACTCATATCCTCCAAGCCGTCGAGGTTGAGAGTACGGCCAATCATACCGAGCTTGATACGCTGACGAACGATTTTGTCAACGGAGTCTGCGTTCACGGTGCCAGTAGCGGCAGGAGCGGCAGTTTCCTCTTCATCCTCGTCCTCTGCGACCTCTTCGGTCTCTTCGCCTTCATCGGTAGCGGTCTCTTCGCCTTCGACAACTTCCTCGTCCTCGTCAGCGGCAACCTCTTCCTCTGCGGTTTCCTCGCCCTCGTCAGCGTTGGTCTCCTCGCCTTCGGCAGTCTCTTCACCTTCGTCGGCGTTGGTTTCCTCGCCCTCAGCGGCGGGTTTCTCGGCTTCGTCAAAAGCCTTCTCTGCAAGCAGGGTGTCGATGATGTCAAAGAGGACATCAATATCTTCATCCTGATTTGCGATTACGCCCTGTGCTTCCTCAACGGTTGCAGGGTCGCCCTCTTCGTCACGGCGGTCACGACGGTCCTTGACCATTTCGACCTTTTCCTCGACGGTGGCGTTCTCGGCAACAGTTTCGTTGTCAACAGCGGCTTCCTTTGTTTCCACAACCTCTTCGGCTGCGGTAACATCTTCGTCTGCTTTTGCTGCAAGGCGGGCTGCTCTCTTAGCCTTGTACGCCTCAATAGCGGCACTCAACTGTTCGGGGTTGAGCACACCATCAGCACGACGAGTCTTGGTGGTTTTCTTCTTAGATACGCTCATTGCTTTTTTTCCTCCTTTTAGGAATGTCGTAGAGTCACGACCGTCAATATTCAGTCGTGCTTGTTCTCCTGCACGGGCTTCTCGCACAAGAGCAAGATGGTTGATACGGATGTTTCTTTGGATGGCATCATAGGGCAGTCCATTCCAAATACCGGGAGTCTCGTCAAGGTCAAGGTTGTAGCCGAGTGAGAGCTCCTTCAAGCCACAATCTTTCATCTCGTCGGTATCGTGAATGACGATATCTGCTCTAACATCGTTGCCGCTTCTGTAACCTTCGGTCAGGATAGTTCCGATTTGCTCCCTCGATACATTGTCTTTATCAACAAGACCTGCATCGTGGGTAATAATAATCGGCTTTCCTTGATACGAACGAAGAGACTCGGCATCAAAGACTTCATCCGGGAGCCTGAGCTCCCTCCTGATAGAGCCATCAGGATTGCTATACTCGAAGATACCTATGCTCGTCAAAATAGGACGGTCACGCAGGTAGCCTTCGGGCGTGAAAAACGTCTGGTTAAGCGGCAAGCTATCCAGACGTATCACGTTAAGTAAGTGCGGTGATTTTTTCATATTCAACCGCCTCCTTTCGGAGCAAATTCGTTAGTGCGAGGTGTCTGCTCATTCCTGTTCTTCCTCGCCTTTGTCCTCGGTCTTATCGCCGAGGTTGTCGGTAAGCTCACCTGCGGCGAAAGCACTACCTTCGCCTTCATCGGTGTTCGCTTCTTCAGGAACATCGCCAACGATAAACTCCGTAAGTGCGAGAGTCAGGCGTTGTGCGTGTTCGAGTTCCGTCATACGCATATTGGTGAACTCTTCAACCAACACGTCGTCCTTCTGTTCCATAGCATTGATAATCTCGTCGGTGAGACTGTCAATGCGGTCGTAGGTAGAACGGAGTTGCTTGCAGAGACCTTTCGATAAACAAGTGTTTTCCACAGCCTTCATTCCTTTCTGTTCAGATTTTCGATGTAGGGAAAACCTGCATCTATATAGCAGGAGAGTCACGGCTGTTGCCGTAGTGTCGGTTCATCTTTACTCACCGCCCTTTGACTTTCCGTACTTGTTGACCTTAAAGCAATCCTCCCGCCCTCGAAATTTGTCCCTCTCGACAACTTCGGGTGTGCATCGCTTGCCGCATTTCTTTTTCCACCTCGGACAAATGCAGACGGTCCTGCCGTCCTTATAGTCAATCCAGACCTTGATGTACTCCTTCAACTGCAAGAACATCCCCCTTTCTTCGATAGCCAGAGGGCGTTCATTTCTGTTCGTCCGGTGGTTTCATCGGTATATTAAGCGTGTCTATATCGAACACGGGAATTGCCACACATCTGCAACAATAGTCCTCGCCGGGATGACATCGCCTTCCGGTGTAAACTCTACCTCTCGACTTCGTTTCGTACCACATCTCAGGCGGGTTCTTCCATTCAAAGACCTTGCCGTTCAGTTCTCTGTGGCAGTCGCGAACACGGGAGTCACGGGAGTCGGACCAACGATACTTGGTAACGCCCGCATCTTCCTGTTGCATACGGGTTATTTGCGAGTTCAGGGTGGCAATCTGGTCTCTCGCAAGCATAGCCGCATAATGTTTGGTAACACGGTATTCTTCCTGAATGGCTCTCGTCAAATCTCTCACCGAAAGACCTTGCTTGTAGCCATTCAAGATGATGTCCTGCATCTTTCCGAGCGTATCATTCGGTATGCTCTTAATCTTCAGGACGTTTTCATCAGCCCATTGCTTCAAAGCACGAGCGTAGAAATCGCCGTTGTAGTAGTCATCGAGCAAGTCGATGCCGAGCGTATCGTGTACCACACGCTTCCACTCGGAGAGGGTCTTGTTTCGTGCCATTTTGCCGATTTTCTCGATGAACTCTTCGATACCGTATTCAGCAATCTTTGCTTCAAGCTCGGCAGTTACCTCGGACATCTCTTTTCGGATGTCCTTGCCGAAATCGTTGACATCATCGTATCGGGAGTCGCCGTGCATTACCTTCTTGTAGGCGGTAATCATTGCCGGAAGATGCTCTTTCAAGGTCTTGTTGAGCAACCTCATATAGCGACCCGTCAATCGTTGGAACTCACGCTCCGCCGAGTCAGGATACTGCGGAACAGACCTACTTGTAAGGACCTGTTTGCCGCCAAATTTGGCTTGTGTGGCGGTCTTTACCATTTCTTGATGATGTAAGTTGTTCATTCGGTTATCCCTCCTTCCCGGTGGTTTTGCGTGATTGTGCAGGGTCTTTTAGGGGTGATTAAAGCACCCAATTCATACCGTGCTGTTCGAGGATTTCCTTGAAGTCCTCAACATCGTGCGGAACGATACTGAACTTACCGTCCTTGAACCCAACGTGTTTGAGTTCGTGCCGCATCAGTATCTTCATCTTGGCTTTGTCAAGTGTGGAGCAAATCTGCTTATAAAACGTGATGATGAAGTCGCATCCGGCGACCGCTTTCGTCTTATCGTTCAGTTTGGTCGTGTCGGCATAGACCTTCTTGCCGTTGCTCGTCTTGTCCTTATCACAGTACATATAGACAATGCGTAAGGTCGGGTTGTCGAGATGCTTCAAATCAGCGTTCTCGGCGATGACTTCCTTGGCAAGTGCCTCCAAACTTTCGCTCTTTTCAAACATAGGCAACTCCTTTCAGGCATAATAAAAGCAGGGCGTTTAATCGCTCTGCTCCGTGTGCCGTATTAGATTTCTTCTCCGAGAACCGTCTTCAAGAGGTCGATGCTGTCCTTGAACGGTTGGAACAGAGAAGCGTTCATCTGCTCGATTTCATCGAGTGTCCTGAACTGCGGGTTTGCGATTTCAAGGTCAACACAGTCAGGTTTGCCGTTGAACTCCGTGCAGAGGTAGATAATCGGTGTCAGCCCCGTTTCCGGTTCGACAGGTCCGTATCCGAGCGGTATCAACTCTTTCGGGCTGATGCCAAACTCCTCTTCGGTTTCACGGAACGCCGCCTGTTTAGCAGTTTCTCCTGTGTCTATGTGTCCGCCCGGTCCGCAAATAAGACCGTAGCCGAAATCGTTATGACGTGTACCCGTGAGCACCTTGCCCTCGGAAATCACGATAACGCCCACAGAAAGCACGTTGCCGTCTGCGGGAGGGGTAAGGTCCTCTTCATCGGTATTGCCGTTTGGCAAGCCTTGTGCGGCCTTTTGCAGCTCCTCTGCATCGGTCATATCCTGTGGCAGTTTCGTTGCGGCAGGAGCCGCCATAGACGAGTTGCCCTCACCTTCAGGACTTGTCGTATCCGGTGTTTCATCAGCAAGACTGTCGATGAACTCCTCGAAATCCTCTTCCTCGACATCATCGAGCATATTCTCGACATCGAACTCCTCACTCTCGGCAAGTTTCTTGCGTACTTCGGAGGGGTCAATGGCTTGCATATTGACGTAAATCTGTGCGGTGTTCGCCTTGGTCTGCTGTGTAGTCGCCCTTGTCTGTTCAAGCTGTGCCTGTTCGAGCTCGCTCAAAGACCAGAGCGGGTTGAAGGTCGGCTTAATCTTGGGAACTTCATCAACCTCACCGGTAGATACACCTGCTTGGAAGATGACGGAGAGCAGATAGCGGAGGTTGCTTTTCAGCATCCTTTTCTGGATACGACCTACGAAGTTGTACCAGTTCTCCATATCGGACTCACCTGTGGAGTTCATACCCGCAGGAGAACGACCGA